CCATTAATGTGGCGAGAGCGCCGGCATGAACACGGTTGCACTCAGATACCGCGCCGAGATCCTTCGCGCCGTCTTCGGCTCCTATGCGAACGAAGGCAAGGTCCGCGACCTGCACCGACTGAACCAGCTGTGTGAGCACCTGGCGCAGTGCGAGCAGGAACAAGAGGCGCTGCGGGCGAAAGGCTACGGTCGGCCTGGCATGACCTTCATCGAGATTGTGCGTGAGGTGCCGGCCAATGCGTTTGGTCGGCTCAAGAATCTGTTTGCATCAAAGCCGCCCGCCCATCTGCGTCCGGGCCTTGGCGAAGCTGATGAGGAATGGAGACTACGATGAACGCAATGCTCGGACATCAGGTTGGGCCGCAGTTGGTCGAAGCGCTCGGATTGCCAAGGAATACAACCGGGTTCACGTTGCGCTGCTATGCCAATGAGGTCGTGAGCGTGACGTGCGAATACTGGCCGGAGGACTCTGGTCTGGCCGACGCTCTTTCTCAGTGCAATCTCGTCGCTGTTGGCGGAACTCTCCCGAGGACCGAGGCCTTTGACTTCGATGCCTGGATGCGAGAGCGCACCGAGCGCGCGCACCGCGAGTTCATGGAGCGCACGTCGCGCCTGTTGCCCTGCGACCTGAAACTCGTTCCCGCTGCCGCAATCCGTGGTTACCTCGGCGATAGCCGCTACTGATATGCCGAAGCTTCAAACTCTCAAGCCGCGGCTGCAGGCCGCTGGCGGTCGCCTCGCGGTTCTCTCGCCCGTCAGACCTGATGTGGTCGAGCGCAAGCGCGGCTACGCCGGGGTGAAGGATCGGCAGCGCATCCGTGCTCGCGACTTCGGCCTGTGCCAAGAGTGCAGGCGCCGAGGGCGCACTACTGTGGGCCATCCAGTCGACCACATTGTGCCGCTGTGGGCCGGTGGCAGTGACGAAGATAGCAATAAGGAAACACTTTGCATGGACTGCCACGATGCCAAAACGGCACGCGAAGCAGCGACACGTGCTCGTGGTGGCTGAGCCGCCGAATGCGAGCGGGAGTCTCGACGCCACGTCCTACCCAGAGGGGATAACCCCTTTATGCCTCTAGGGTAATTCGAGGCCAGACACCGCATAGTCTCTCATTCGCGGAAAAAATCCCCCTGGAGGAATTTGTTAATGGCTTTAACAGGCAAAAAGCGAGCCTTCGCCGATGCCGTTTTGGCCGGGTTCTCGAATAAGGAAGCGGCGATCCGTGCTGGCTTCAGTGAAAAAACAGCATCAGCTGCCGGGTCCCGAAATGTTAAAGACCCAGATGTTAAAGCCTACATCGATAAGCACCGCGCAGCGGCATCGAAGGGCGCCGCTGCTCCACATAAGTCGGCGGCCCCCACGGCGCCGCCAGGTGATGATTTCATTGAAATCCCTGCAACTGCAGACCCGATCGAATTTCTCACTACGATCATGAACGAGCCGGCGGCAGACCTCCGGTTTCGCATCGACGCCGCCAAAGCCATGCTGCCGTTTAAGCATCAGAAGCTGGGCGAGGGCGGGAAGAAGGATCAAAAGCAGGATGCGGCAAAGAAGGTGGGCGCCGGTAAGTTCGCAGCCGCTGCGCCGCCGAAGCTCGTCGCCGCTGGTGGGAAGAAGGTCTAAATGCCAGACTGGACAACAGCATGCCCTGACTGGGCAGCGCGCCTGCGCGCGGGTGCGACGATCATCCCACCGCCGATTTTCCCTGAGCAGGCTGAGCAGGCGCTCGCAATTTTCAAAGAGCTCAAAATCGTTGACGCGCCGGGAAGCCCGACTTTCGGCGAGTCTTGCGCCGAGTGGGTTTTTGACTTGGTGCGCTGCATCTTCGGCGCGTACGACGCTGAGAGCGGTCGCCGCCTAATCGTTGAATTCTTTGTCCTGCTTCCGAAGAAGAACTCCAAGTCGACTGTCGCGGCAGGGATCATGCTGACGGCGCTGATTCTGAACTGGCGCCAGTCGGCTGAATTCTCTGTGCTTGCCCCCACAGTTGAAGTGGCCAGTAACGCATACAAACCGGCGTGGGACATGGTGCAAAGCGACGGCGAGCTAGACGCTCTGCTGCACGTCCAGGCCCATGTGAAGACGATCACGCACCGCGAGAGCCGTGCGACGCTCAAGGTGCTGGCGGCGGATCAGAACACGGTCGGCGGCAAAAAGTCGGTTGGAACTCTGGTCGACGAGCTTCACCTGTTCGGCAAGATGTCGAGCGCCGAGAATATGTTCCGGGAGGCGCTGGGTGGGCGTGCATCACGCCCTGAAGGCTTTGTCATCTGGCTCACGACGCAGTCTGACGAGCCACCGGCCGGCGTGTTCAAGCAGAAGTTGGAGTACGCGCGCAAGGTGCGCGACGGCGAGATCGTCGACCCGTCATTCGTGCCGATCATCTTCGAGCATCCGCCCGAGATGGTTGCGTCGGGTGAGTGCCTACTGCTGGAAAACATGGCGATGGTGAACCCGAACATTGGGTTCTCGGTAGATCAGGTCTTCCTCGAGCGCGAATTCAAGATCGCCGAGCAGGCCGGGCCCGAGTCGTTCCGCGGCTTCATGGCCAAGCATGCGAACGTCGAGATCGGCATGAATCTGCGGTCCGACCGCTGGGCCGGCGCGGACTTTTGGTCCCAGCAGGGCGTGCTCGAGCGCACGTTCACGCTGGCCGACCTGATCGAGCGCTCCGAAGTAGTCACGATGGGCGGCGACGGCGGCGGACTGGATGACTTGCTGGGTCAGTACGCGATCGGCCGCTGCAAGACGACTCGTCGCTGGCTCGGTTGGGCTCACGCTTGGGCGCACCCCTCCGTGCTGGAGCGGCGAAAAGAGATCGCTCCGCGGCTGCTGGACTTCGCTCGCGATGGCCACCTGACGCTCGTTGAGCGCATCGGTGAAGACATCGACCAATTCGCCGCGAACGTCGCCATGGTCTATGAGGCCGGCGTGCTCGATAAGCTCGGCCTGGATCCCCAAGGCATCGGCGCCATTCTCGATCAGCTCGAAATGAACGGCGTGCCGGCGGACAGGATTATCGGTATCACGCAAGGCTGGAAGCTGACCAGTCCAATCAAGACGGCTGAACGAAAGCTCGCCGAGGGTGTGTTGGTCCACAGCGGGCAGCCGCTCATGGCCTGGTGCGTCAGCAACGCCAAGATCGTACCGAGCGCAAACGCCGTGCTGATCACGAAACAAGCATCGGGCACAGGGAAGATCGACCCGCTCATGGCGATGTTGAACGCGGTCTATCTGATGTCTCTGAATCCCGAGCCGCAGAACACTAAATCATTCTGGGAATCCTGATGCAAAAACTGACCGCCATTCTGCCGGATGCGCTGATCATCGCCGGCGCCGCTGCGCTGTCGTTCGGTGCCTGGCTGCTCCATCCGGCGGCCGGATTCATTACCGCTGGCGTCCTTCTAGTGTCCGGCGGCGTTGTCGCTGGACGCAAAAAGGAAGCCAAGTAATGTCACTCTTCGTTCCCGCGCCTCGCCAGCGGAGTAATCAGGCGTTCAAGGAGTCCTTCTGGGGCGAGTTGATGGCTATGGCTGGCTCCCGCTCCGGAAAGGCTGTCACGTTGCAGTCATCTCTCGAAGTGACGGCTGTTCTCGGGTGCGTTCGCGTCCTGTCGGAAGATGTGGCCCAGGTGCCTTTCAAGCTCTTCCGCAAGCGCAAGGACGGCGGCAGCGACGAGGAGACGGACCATCCCTTGGCCGACCTGCTGGATGTCGGCCCCAACGACTGGCAGACAGGCTTCGACTTCGTCGAGAATCTCGTAATTCAGGCGGCGCTCGGCGGTAACTTCTACGGCTTCAAGAACAAGGTTCGCAGCAACATCAAGGAGATTCTGCCTTTTCCGCCGGGAGTCGTAACCGAAAAGTGGGATAACTTCGTGCCGACGTATGGGTGTATCGGAGCCGATGGAATGTATCGCGACCTGCCGGCCGACATGGTGTGGCACTTCCGCGGCCCATCGATCGATACCAAGACCGGCATGGCGGCAATTCGGCTAGCAAGGGAGGCGATTGGACTGGCGCTAGCGACAGAGGAGGCCCACGCAAAATTGCACGCCAACGGCGCGCAGGCAAGTGGAATGTACTCAGTCGAAAAGACGCTCGACAGCACTCAATATGAGGCGCTGAGCGCATGGGTCGCGAAACAAATCTCTGGCGAAAATCGCTCCAAGCCACTGATCCTTGATAGTGGCGCTAAATTCACCCCGATCTCACTTAGCGGCGTCGATGCGGAGCACCTCGCAACCCGTCGGCATCAAGTGGAAGAAATCTGTCGGGCGCTTCGCGTAATGCCGATCATGATCGGCCAGGCAGACAAAGCAGCGACGTATGCATCGGCCGAACAGATGTTCCTGGCGCACGTTAAGTTCACGCTGCAGCCGTGGTTCCGTCGTATCGAGAAGTCGGTCGACAAGTTCCTTCTCACGAAGGAGGATCGCCAGCGCGGGATCTACTCGAAGTTCCTGCCCAATGCGCTGATGCGCGGCGCAGCAAAGGACCGCGCCGACTACTATTTCCGCATGTGGCAGATGGGGGCGATGAATCCGAACGAGATCCGAGCCTACGAAGAGCAGAATCCGTATGAAGGCGGAGACGTTTACCGAGTGCCGTTAAATATGGGTGACCCGAACTCGAATGCAGACTCGACAGGTAATGGGTAAAATGGACGGGCCAAGCAAGTGCGCTAACACTAGCAAGGCCCTAACCAAATCCATGACTATCGCGGAGTCAAAGCTATGGCTGACGCCATTCTATCAGGCGCCGAGGAGCGCCCTGCCGTTCTCAATCGGAAGGATGCCGCTGCCCTCGGCCTAAAGCACTTCTATACCGGCGCCCCCTGCAAGTACGGGCATCATGAGCTCAGGTTTGTAAGTAGCTCAGAATGCGTGGTCTGTTGCCGTGATAGGCAATCCGATAAGCGTCACGGCATCCCGAGGCCACCGCGCGTCCTGCTTACGGAAGAAGAGAAGAAGCGCAGGAAGGCTGAGTCCGATAAGCGGTATCGGGAAGAGCATAAGCCAACCCCGGAGCAACTAGCTAAGCGCGCGGAAAAGAACCGGCGATGGCGCGAGCGTAATCCTGAGCGAGCTCGAGAGCTATCACGCAAGTACTACATGCAGGACCCCGGGAAGTATCGAGCGTTGGCCAAAGCTGATCGCCTTAGAAACCCGGAGAAATTTCACGAGCGCTTCAAGAATTGGGCGTCGAAGAATAAGGCGCACCTCAAGGAGTATCGCGCTGCCAGGTATCAAGCGAACAAGGCAGAGGATCTAGCCAACAGCAAGATTTGGAAGGCGGCAAATGTAGAGCGCATCAAAGAATGGATGCGCCGGTATCGCGCAGAAAATCCTCAGTTCGCCGTTATCCATCAGCAGAACAGGCGCGCGAGAAAATTGCGGAACGGGGGCAAACTGTCAAAAGGCCTGGCTCAAAAGCTTTTAGTGCTGCAGCGGCATAAATGCGCATGCTGCCGCGCGAACCTTCGATTGGTTGGGTATCAACTCGATCACATAGAGCCTCTTGCCCTCGGCGGCAGGAACGATGATCAAAATATGCAGTTGCTGTGTCCGCCCTGTAACCGATCGAAGCACGCAAAGCCACCCCACGAATTCATGCAGTCGCGCGGCTATTTACTGTAGAGCCGCCATCCGACATCAAGCCAGCCTAGCCGCTGGCTTTTTTTACGCCCTCAAAAGGGAAGCCCATGCCCCAACCGAATATGCAGCCCAAGGCTGCAGGACGAGTCCTGTCCGCTGAAAACGAACGCCTGCTGCGCGAGGCGCGCGAC